TAAATCTCTTGAGCTTCTTTGATTGCTGACTTGAGCAATTTATCGTCAACATTCTCATTCAAAGGAGTGTTGTCCTTCAAATAGGTTGTTGAAATGAAGTATACAAAGTTGGTCATCGTTTAATTCTTCTTAATACTTTTTGAACCCAAATGTGTCTGCATTGTGGTGTGTTGACATCAAGTGTTGGATTGTGATACCAACCACCTCTGCGTTTCCACACATCGTATCCCAACTCCGCTGACATCATATTGATGTCCTCTCTTGAGTATACTCGTCCGCTTCCTTCTACCTTTCTACAAAAGTCCCTTGATGTCGGAATGATTACTGGACCATCAATTCCCGGTGCAAGTCCGTATTGATAGCGAACCACCAATTCGGTTTGAAGGTTTTTAATTTCTTCCAATCCTTTTGGGGTGGTTTCCAATCCGTCCTCGTATGACTTAATCAATTCGGCTTTTGCAAGTTTGGCAATTGCATCTGCAACAACCTTTGCGTCAAGTTTGGTGATGTTTACGATGTCCCCAACTTGTAAACCTTTGTTCTCTTTCAACACATTCAAGATGGCAGTTTCAACGGCATCAACGAACTCAAACTTGTAGGTTTCAAAGTTGTCTGCACTCTCTCCGTATTGTTGAAATACCTTGATGTCTCTTTCATCATCCCATCCAAAAGGATTTTGTTTTGATAGGGCAACGGCTTCAACTGGTGTTGCGGATGGCAATGCATCACCTCCGGCAATCGGTGGAAGATTTGCCAATTGGCGTTTCTCGTTAATTGTCATATTTGACAACACATTGTTTGCAACCAACGGACTCAAAGCATTGATGGCATCATTCAAAGATGATTGTTTCACATCGGTGATCAATGGCAATCCAAGTTCTTTTCTCGCTTCTTCGTTGGTGATAACTCCAGCGGTAAACAAAGCCTGATAATCCAATCCGATAGGTGGCTTGTTGATGGTTTCCAACTTCACCGATGCGATAGGTTCAAGCAAGTAAGCGAAGGTATCATCAATCTTTTGTTGACGGGGTTCAATGTATGCGTGATGGAACATCTCATAGGCTTCAATCAATTCCGTTCTACCGCCTAACTGACCTTCCACACGAACTCCAAACAACATTGGAGAGTTGACCTTGTGTGCTACAAATATCTCTTGTTGTACGGTCTTATTCAACAAGTCAAATTGCTTGTCAAAATCCGATGGCTGAAGGTTGCTGATAACAGATTCCTTCTCTGTCGGATCGTTGTATTGGATAATTAACCCACCGGCATTGTCCGTGCCTTGATAGTTTTCTTTAAATCTCCTTGCAGTTGCACGAGCTTCTTCAGGTGTGGGGATCCCTTTGAATAACTGGATGTGAGTTTGTGCCGTGAATCCGTTCTTGATGCTATTCAAATAGTAATTGGATATCTCGGTGTCAACCTCAATGTATTTCAACGCACCAACATAATCAGGCAACGGATATTCACCTTGTCCTGGGCGGTAAAACTGGCAATAATATATTTGCTTGGATTCTCTGGTGATTGGGTTGTATGGTTGATAGTGAATTTTCTCCGCTTTGCTATCTGTCCAGTCAGCACAATACACATAATCACCTTCAAGACCTTTGCGAATGTCTTTGAAAGGGATGTGATAGAATTCCGAAGGTGCGGTCTTTGCCTTGTTCCAAATCACCTCAACTGCAAACCCATTGAACAACTCGGCATCGTATGCAATCTTTGCTTTGAGTTCTTCGTAGGTTTCGTAAGCGTTTATATTTTTAAGTTTGGCTTCGGCTTTTGCAATCTCCTCCGTACTTGAACCAAATACCTCCGTGCCTATTCCAGCAATGTATGATGCTTTTGCAGAAACGATGGCATTGTGTTTGGGTGATTTATTGAATAACTCAATGAGAAAGTCAGGATAGAGATTGTCAGCACCAAAAGTCACGAATCCTTTCGCTTTGTTCTCTTTGAAAACAGGGAGCTTGTTGTCGTGAAAGTTTAATCTTTGGAATATCATCTCTATCAAATAGCAATCAATCTTTTTTGTTTGAGAACTTGTCAATAGATGTGAATCCAAGACAAGCAATCACGATGAATTCCACCGCACTCACCAATTCTGGAGAAGGTACGATATCAGCAGGGCTGAGAGAATTATGAGCCATTGTAGCAAACAAAACAAAAGCACCGATAATGCCCACGAATCGTTTTGATGACATCTCTCCTTTGTCACCCGTGAAAATCTCTAAAAGTTTTTTCATAAATCCTTACTTTCTAATAGTGTGTATGTGAAGGAATTGCCGTGCAAGGTGGCAGCCTTCTTGACTAAAGCCATAAACTCGTCAAAATCTGCTGACTTTTTGAACACCTGACAACCTTCACTCCAATTCTCAACATAGGTTGAATCTGCACCAGCCTTGTGGATATTGATTCCGTAGATACCTTCGGTGATTAACTTGGTGTCGTAGGTCATATCCTTGTTGGCATCTCTGTACACCTTCACTGGTTTGGCTTGTTTTAACGCTTCGTATTTGCCTTGATGCAATCCGATTGCGTGACTGCCACGATATTGTCCGGGAACTAAACGAGCAACGCCTTGAGCATTGTGAAATTCCTTCACTCCCTTTGTGCCAGGATCAGTTGTCGCAGCCCATTTCTTAAAATGCCACACATCTCCGATTTTGTAACTCACGGTTAACAAGTCATCAAAGACATTTGTCACCTTGCTTCCAGTATCCGAATTGCGAATCCCAATGATGTTCAAGTTGTAATCACCTGATTCAAAGAACTTGTAGTTCTTGACCTTCATTGCTTGTTTGATTTTGTCTATCATTTGCCTTGTCCTTTATATGGTTTTGAACTCTTGTGTTTGTTCTTGTGCTTGGTATGTCTGCCAAGTTTGTTTTTGGGTTTAGAACGGAATGATGTGATGTTTACTTTTGCTGCCATAAGTACATTCTAAAATAGTCAAACTCTTCCTTTCCACCTTCGGAGAGATAGTTCAAATACGCATCATAGATCTTCCCTTTGAACTCAATTGGTGTGGTGGTTGTATCCAATCCAGCACCTACCATCTTGACGGCATACACCTCCATTTGGTCTTGAACAACTTGCATCTGTTGAACCACGGATTCGGCTTTCTTTTCAGCATTCACCACCGCTTCTTTCAATTGCTCTTTCTCAACCACTTTTGCTTCCACCAATTTCTCACTAACCTCGTGTGCTTGTTTAGTGGCTTGACCAACCTCTTGTGTGTTCTGTTGAATCTTCTTCAACAAAGCATCAATGTCACTTACTGGCTTGGGTTCAGTTGCCCAAGATTCGGTGAACAAATAACCACCGATGAAAGCCAATGCAAAAATGATTAACAACCTCATAGTTTCTTCATTGAGTTAATGATGCGTAGTTCAGTAATGGCTGCCGACAATGCAGAATCTGCCGTTTTTAACGCCCTGTATGCTTGTTTCTGCTCTGCTCGTAGTACTGCCATCTCTTTGCGACATTCGTCAATTTGTTGTTGATTGCCCGAACGCAAGTCCATATACAAATAACTAACAGCCAACAGCATACAAAAAGCCACGGCAGCAACAGGGTTTTTACGGAATTGGTCAAAGCTAACAGGTAGCGCATTGGGTTTTATCTTTGGCGTTGTCATAATAGTGCTGCTAATTGATCACCAGTTGTATCAACGGTAGACGCATTTTTTAAGCGTTCACCGATGCTTCCTGATGTGGTGAGTGATGAAGTTGCGTAATCCCATACCGCTGCAGGGGTTAATACTGCCGTCCCTGTGGTATTGTCTACGGGTACACCTAAAGCAACTGAACCAGCAGCAGGTACTTTTAATGTGCCTGTAAGTGTATTAAGTGCATAAGATACCCCATCTCTTACGTTAGCAGGAATTGGAGAATCTACTACAGTATTTGGAGAAACTAATCTTGTGGCAGGTGCTGCAGGTGATGGTGATAATGCTCCGTTTGTTGAACTATCGCGGAACTCAAAGTATGATCCAATTGTTTTAATGTAGTGTATGCGTGACACGGAAAAAGGTACATTACCATACTGAGAACATAGAAATGGGCCACTGCATAGATTAATTGCTGAAGCATTAGAACTAAATAAACCCGGGCTCCCTAAAGAAATCAAAGAACCAATTACGCTAACATAACAGGCTTGAGTTGTAGATATGCCAACACCTACACCTGAACCTGTTACATTACCTGTTACATTTAATGTTGCGAGTGTATTTAAACTTATAGCAACTTGATTAACTGTACTATTACCGATTAAATTTCCAGTTATGTTTATATTGCCGTTTCCATTTATCGAAATACAACCAGCTGTTTGACCACCAGTCGCAAACCCAACATCTCCAGTTACGTTTAAAACATACCCAGTCGCACTAACAAGGACAACAACTCTAGCACTGCCATCAGACACTTGTCGAATATTGCCAACAAAATTAAACGTGCAGGCTGCTGTTATATTAATTTGTCCAGAACTTCCGCCTCCATAAACGTTGCCAGTAAAATTGACAGTTCCCGTATTTATTACACTTAAAAGAATTGAATCTTTTAACTGATTACTCGAAACATAATTTAGATTTATATTTACAACACCTGTTGAATTTACAGTCAGCAATGTTGTAGTACCGTAAGTCGTTTGACTAAAAGTGCTTGTGCAAGTTACAGTAATATTAGTTCCTGTTATTAAGAACCCACCTCCAGCTACTATAGGAGAAGATGCTGTATTTCTTAAAGTCAACACCGTCACATTCTGGTCAATAGTAACCGTGAAATTATTGGAATAAACATCATCCGCAGATGTAGGCAACGCACTTGTATTCCATACGGTTGTATCGCTCCAATTTCCCGATTTTACGGCATATACGTTGGCCATAATTACAACCCTTTATCTGTTATAAATGTTTGTAAAGTACCCATAATACCCTCAATCGCTTTCTCAAACGCTGCATCGCTCTCCGCTACTTCAAACACATCTAAAATCGAAACGGCTTTAGCGTGGTCGGGCAATTGCTCAATACCTCCTAATTCTACATTTCTGTAAGGAGTTAAACGCAAAGCTACACTTGCACCTCTTGGGGCATCGTAAGGACTTATAGATAGGTTGACTAAAAAGTATGGGTACTCTTTTCCGTCTACAATAGTTGGGTTTGTGCTAATTAATGGCATATCTTATGAATAAGTGTGAGTGTATCTATTTGTCCAATCTACATTGGTGGCAGTCCCTACGGTTGCAGTTCCATCCGATGCAATGGTCAAACGGGTAATTGTCCAAACCGATGCACCTTCGCTGCTTCCGCTTGCCGCCTTCCCTAAGTAATCGTAAACATTAAAATCGTGCCTGTATGAAAGTTGAACGGAAGTGACAATATCACCACTACCCAAAACCGAAGTTCCGTTAATGGTCTTTATGTTTGTGCCTGATATCAATGTATCTTGTTTGGCATTCAATGCCGTTTGCGTTGCCGTGCTTACTGGCTTATTTGCATCACTTGTATTGTCCGCATTGCCCAACCCCACTTGTGCTTTTGTAGTGGCGTGTGGGTTGCTTGTATTGGATGTGTGTGAAGTAAGGGTTGAAAGGTTTGCGGTGATCTGTGCTTGTAACTTTCCGAACGCACTCAGCACGGTATCAGTTGCAGAAATTACGGCATTGGTTGCCAATGACAAACCAGTCAAAACAACTGCCCTCACTCTCGCTGCGGTGAAGTATTGATTTGTTCCTTCGCTGATGTCCGTTGTTGTCAATACAACTGCACCAGTCTTTGCGTTTACGGATTGAACATTCCCTTGAGATGCGATGGTGATGGTTTGAAGTGCATCGTCAAAGGTGATGGATGTGTTTGAACCAGCCAACAAACTGGCTTTCACCTTCGTGTAAACTCGTGTATTGGTGAAATATAGGTTTGTTCCTTCTGCAAGGTTTGTTGTGCTATTGGCTTCCAATACCCTTTGTCCAATGTTGGCAAGGTTTGTCCGTTTGGTTACACCTTCGGAATAGTCAACAATTGGGATACTGTCCTGAACGACATCAATTGTTCCTATAGGATCTAATTGGGATATTTTTTTGTTAGCCATAACTTTCTACCAAACGACCTCCATCCTCTTGGAGTAATAAAAATGAATCTTCGGTTAATAAAAAGTACGCCCTCAATGCATCCACATCATAGTTTCGTTGGTTGAATTCTACATTGCGTTCAAAACCCATATCACGGTTTGTTGTGAACAGTTTCTTGGTGAGATCAACTTCGTGTTCAACACCCATATCACGATTCGTTGTGTATATTTTTTCGCTCACGATACCTGGTAGAATAATTCGTTGTTTAACAATGGGAGAACTTTCAAGATGCCTGTTTCAACCAACTCGTCAGCCAATGACGGATTCAAGTTGTTCGATGAAATCTGTGCATAGATTCTGTATTCGTGTTCACCAACTTCCAAAGTTGTGTTGTCGGTTGCACCTTCATCAAACAAAAACTTGTTGTATCTTTCTTTGGCAGTTGATACATCGGTCAAAATGAAATTCTTGTAAGCGTCAGTTTGTCGGCACTTCATACTAAATAAAAAATACGGGTTTGCAATAGTGACCTTTTCGGTCAATGTCACATACCAGTATTCGGAATCTTGTTTGGTTACCTTCAACATCTCTACAAAATAGCGAGAGTAAAAATATGTAACAAAAAAAGGGAGAGCAATTGCCCTCCCCATTCGACCTATGAAACAAGAATCAATTAGATACCCAAAGCGGTAACAACTGAACTTTGCAATTTGTAAGGTGCTTCCGCTTCGATAGCAGAAAGAGTAACTTCATAACCGTTGGAATCTCCCATCGCAGTACCGGTGTTGGCAACCATAGCGGTCACATCACATCCGTACTCCTTACCGACCAAAAAATATTCATCGTTGTTGTTTTTCACGATGCAGAAACATCTGCCTTGTGCCAACAATTTCATTTCATTTCTTTTGGTGGTTGACAATCTGCGAAGTTTGAAAGCAACATCCGACTGATTGAAGGATGTGCCATTCTCAACACTCACATTTGTGGTGATTACAAGTGATCCAGTTGCTTTGGGCAGTTCGTAAGTATACACGCTACCACTTGCAACGCTTGTTGCGGTAACTTCTCCACTTGCAACGGTGAATCCTGAAGTTGCCCAGTTAATCAAGTGGATGCTTTTGATGCCACCTACTGCATCTTTGCAGTCAAGGGCGAATCCTGAAGTAAGTAAACAAGGCATATCTTAATGGATTAAAGGGTGAAGTAAACGATTTCTCCGGGAAATGCAACCTGCACACCAGCTTTGAAAGTGAAACGAACACGAACTTCATCGTTGTCGATGCTGTACCACATTTTCACTTCTTCTTGCTCGTCAATCAAGTCAGTACCCATAAAGAAGTTGCTCAAAGAACCAGCAACGATTTTGTTAGTTCCGTTCAAACCACCAACAGCGATCAACTTCATGTTAGTACCGGGGTAAACCATCTCCATTGAAGTGGCAGCATCGGCAACATAGTGAAACAAGTTAGCGTTCTTTAAGTTAACCAACATCAATTTGTAGGCATCAACTCCCAAGAAACAAACCAAGTCAGTTTTTTCAGCAACGGCAGCAGGGATATTGGCGTAAACCTGATCCAAGATGTCATCGATGTTTGCAGCGGTGATTGAAGTGAAAGTGGTTGGTGCAGAGTTAGCCAATACTGGAGAAGCAGCGGCAATGATTTTGTTGAAACCATCAAAGCGACTCAAGTTAGGGTTGCCTGAAGTGGTATCACCTTGCCACATTGCAACTTCCAAAGTTTGTGCAATAACGGCAGCTTTTTCAGCACCTACTTGCTCTTCAAATGGAATCATTGTTGGTGAACCGGGCATAATTTGGGTTTGCATCCATTTGGCTTCCAAAGTTTTTGGACACAAAGTTTCTTCAACTTTTACAGCACCAACGGTGATGTTTCTTTGAGTGAAGGCAGTTGTACCTGATGGGTTGTAACCACAACCATCGGCTTGGAAGAAAACGGTTGAAGCAAGGATGTTCAAAGCAGATGCTGATTTAACACCTACCTGAACTTGGTTAGCAGATTGCAAAGTTGAAGAAGTTTTGCTTCCGAACAATGCTTTTACCAACAAATCAGTTGACTGTTCGTTGGTGTAGTTAGCGAGTGATCCTACTGAAAATGACATAGTTTTATTTGTTTATAGAGTTTTTGAATTTTTTAAGTGCTTCAAAGCGGTCGTTCTTTTTTGTAGATACAGGTGCTTTCAAGGGTTCTTCGCTTGGCAAGTCAGCAACCTTCTCAATCAGGTCAATCGCTTTGCTCATAGCTTCTTTGTGTTTGATGTTTGATGCAGTCAATGACTCAACCTTTGCAGACAATTCAGCGATGGCAGATTCCAACTTGGAAACAACATCATTGAATGCAGATACGGTTGCGAACTCTTCGGCTTCAATTTCAATCTCAACTTCAGGTTCAACGATTTCAGTAACAAAACCACCTTCAGTTGTAACCAACAATCCACCTTCAACTTCGTGAGTTGCGTCAGGTGCTGGGATGTTACCTTCAGCAGTTTGCACGAAGATGGCAGTTCCTACCGCCAATTCGCCTTCGTACTCAATTACCGTTCCATCAGTCAAGGTGGCAGTTGCCATCTCAACTTTGGTTTCTTCGTCCGAAAATCCCAACATCGTGCGGATTTCTTTCAATGTTTCTTTTGCGTTCATTTGTATAAAATTAGAGTTTATGTTTCGGTGTTGCAATTTTACTTGCCATTCCACTTGGAAAGGACTTCTTTCAATGCCTCAAGTATTTGTTCATCTTTCTCTTCAGGAAAATCAAAAACGCCCTCAACCGAGAACCCTTTGAACTCACCCTCTTTGACTCTTGACCACACATCGTCATTGTCTACCAAGTAGGAAACAAACCACGATCCGTCAGCAACCTCGTCAAATCCCTTTGGTGGCATCACGCCTCTTTCCCGGTCAATGATGTAGGACTCAAACAAGCTCACGCCATCCATTATCGGAGTGCGGTGATGGGTGTTGACTGCATCGTACTTATTGCCCCTTGCCCATTTCTTTGCAATCTTGAAGATGCTCTCCTTGTCAAATACCACATAGTATTCACCACGCACATCGTCTCTGCGATAGATGGGTAGGTCGGCAATCATTGCTGCTCCAGTTACGATTCTTTTCTCCTCGTCTTGGATGGCAAACTTGATAGGTGTTTCGCTGAATGCGAGAAAGTCCTTTTGTATGGCTGGAGATTCCACGAGAGAGACGAACTCAATGCCTGTCTCTTCGTCCCATTCGTTGATGTCTAATTTGTAAACTGGTAGTTTCATCGTATTCAAATAGCGTTATTTCACAACGGACACTCTTTTGGTGTTTCCGACTCTTGCTTGTGTGCGTGAGATGTCCCCTTCGGTCACAAATACTCTCTGCTCAAATCCGCTGACTTGTGGCAATGTAGATGATACCTGTGGAACACTTTGCTGAATGCCTTGAATGTTTGTGGTTTGTGGTTGACTGCCTCCTTTGG